GGAGTAGTAATTCGAGCTGGAACTAGTGAAGCCTAATAAAACAGCCAGCATAGGCACGTTGCTACTCCCCACCAATCCACGCTTTAATAGCGGATCAAGAGCCTAGCGAGGTTGAATCTCCAACAGGGGAAGGCTCTCCGCGACAATCTAATACCTGTGTCCCGTACCTAGGGACTGCAAAATGAACGCTCTGATGAATGACACTCTTGAACAGCACTTGGTGCGAGTGATTGGTAAACCAGGTTTAATTACCGGGTGGGTCAATGCCTAATAACAATTCACTTCTTGTTCATCGCAGGTATAATATAATAGGGGTGGGAAGCTGGAGCATGCAGTTAAATAACTATAAACAGCTACCCCACCCCGAATATATTTATATAAAATGGAAAGTTTTTACTTGACAAATCAAAAGGATATGGTATAATAACCTTATGCCAGATCCAGAAAAAGATAGAAAGCCTTACAGAATTAGTATCCTTATAGTGATACTAATTCTGTTTATAATTGAGTTTGCTAAGGGAGGATACCTATGGGTGTAGATGGTAGGGATGACAGTAGATTGACCAGTAACTGGGATCATACTAAGAACTGGAAGAAGATGAGAGATCGTCAAGAAAGAATATCGAAAGGTCTTAAGTCAGGTAGAAGTTTGAAAAGTTTATGGAAACCTACCGAAGCCTTCAGTGCTGGCAAAGGTAGTAGACCTAGACCTGTTGAAAAAGAAATATATGATTTGAATTATGATTTAGCATTTGGGAATATCACAAAGGAAGAGCATGAGCGTAGACTTAAAGAACTTAATGATGGAAAGTAAATGGGATTCCCTAACTAGGAGCAAACAAGATGATAGATTTAGACAGCAGATAGTAAGTGAGGAAGAGATGCTATTAGTATCTCGTAATCGCTATTGGAAAGAATATTATAGAGCACCAGATGAATCTATACCAGAACAAAAGGTATTGGATTCAGCTATAGTGCACCTAGAGCCTAGATATCAAGAATGGATTGACTTAGTGTGTAAAAATACCAAGACTCCAGAGTGGGTACATCCTCTATTAGTATTAGGTGCTAGGAAAATGGCAGACTTAACTATCAGATCTTTAATGAGAGCTTGGTTAACTCCAAGTGTCTTTGGTTATAGATTTGCTGAGTCTAATAAACCACCTACCGCTCAAGTATTATCTAATCTTATAGCACAAGAAGCTTTAAATATTATAAACTTTATGGAAGCTAAGGATTCTTTTAAGGAGGATTGGCGTAAACAATCTAAGTTTATAAAAAACTGGACACCTAAAAGGTGTGCTGCTTTTGCTAAAAAGGTAAGCAATATTCGTAAGATGACGCTGAAACAAAGGCAGGACTTCGGTCATCATATGATTCGAATTGCGGAACAAAGTTCTATAGTAACTACAAACCTTAAGCGTGAGAAAACACGGGCAGGTTGGCGTAACTATTTGTTCGTTGAGTTATCAGAAGAAATTCTAAAGGATCTACACGAGCAGCATTACTTACTAGAGTTATCGTCTTTGTTATATAGACCTATGCTTGTGCCTCCGATAGATCATACGATGAGTATATCGGGTGGGTTACTGACACCTAATGTTAGAAAGCCTGTGGTACAGAAGTATAGATCCAATCTAGTTGAAGATAAGAAGGAAGAGCAATGTCATTCCGAGCCATCACAAAAAGTATTAGATGGTTTAAATACATTACAACGAACTGAATGGGCTATTAATGTAGAAGTATATGAAGTAATGCAAAACTTATTTACAAACAACACAATGCTTTGTAATTTACCTTCGTATAACTTCGAAGAGTTTGTGTGTTCTGGGGGAGAGTATCCTATTGATGGAACTAAAACAGAGCAAGCTATTTGGTGTCAGAATAGAGAAGAAGCTTGGGGTTCTTGGTATAAACAAGAGCAATCACGGGGACGTATGTTAGTACGTTTAAATTTAGCATCTAAACTAATTAAACATGGCTTCTTTTATATGCCCTATACTCTAGACTTTAGAGGTCGAGCATATTCTATATGTGAATTGCTTAGTTCACAGAGTTCTGATTTTGATCGTGGTTTAATTATGTTTTCAACCCCAATGGAGCAAACAATTGAAGGTCTTAAGTGGCAAAAGATATATCTAGCTAACTTGTTTGGTATAGATAAGAGTACCTTCGATGATAGAATTGCATGGGTAGATAAGCATTGGGATAGATTCAAAAGTATTGCAGAAGATCCTTATAGTGATTACTTCTGGGTAGATAATTCTAAGAAAAAGAATAAATCTTTTCAGAGACTATCTACTATTAAAGATCTGATGCGGACTGATGGACTAACACAAGTACCTGTACATATTGATGGTAAATGTAATGGAAGCCAACACTGGTCTGCTATTATGCGTGATAAACAGTTAGCAGATTTAACTAATGTAACATCTTCGATTATCCCACAAGATCTTTATCAACATGTTGCTGATAGGGCAACTGAATATATAAAGTTTCATAAGGATGAAAATCCAATACTTCAAATGTTTATAGATCATTGGTCAACTTTAGATAGAGCAGTAACTAAACGCTCTACTATGTGTGATTCATATGGTCTTACATTTTATGGTATACAAAAGTATACTAGATCTGAAGGTCATGTTGATTGGATACCGAAAGATAAACGTGGTGCTGCTGTTGTTGAGCTTGCTAAAGCTATACAAGCTGGACTTACTACTACTTTAGAATCTTCTAATCGAGGTAAGGATTATCTTAAGTCTGTTGCTAATATATACAGTGAAAATAACAAACAACTATCATGGACTACGCCTTCCGGTTTTAGGGTAGTACATATTTATAATACATCTGGCTCAAGAAGATCTTTAGCTAAACTATTTAATAGTAAAGAGCTTCAGTTCTTTTATAGAACTAATGATGTTGATCCAAGGGCTGTACGTCAGGCTATATCACCTAACTATATACATTCATTGGATGCTGCTCATATGTTCTTAACTATTTATCAGTTAATTGATATGGGCTTTCAATTTCTATCAATGATTCATGATTCATATGGATGTCATGCACCATTGATAGGCACTTTAAGAGATGTTATCAGAAAGGAATTTTTAATAATGCATTCTGAAAATTTATTAGAAAAATTTCGGGAAGAGGTTCAAAGTAATTTAGGTAAGATGTTACCTGAGCCTCCACAAATAGGCGGTTTGAGTCTTAATGAAGTATTAGATTCAGATTACTTTTTTTCATGACACACTTTATAATAGATAGTGAGCATGATATAGAGTTTACCGTAACATATATAACAGACCTTGTTCAAGGTAATAGCAGAAGTCCTACGGTAGAATTAACTTTCCCTTCTGGATTTTTAGCTAGATGTTTTATGGATAATTTAATAACTAACTTTCGAGTTCATGATATCCCGAAGGATATTGGATTGGATTTGAAACTTTATCTACCACCAGAGGAGAACCAATGACATGTAGATTAAATAAAGAGCAGGAACCTTGCCCTGATATAGTAAATATATATAAAGGTAAAGAGGTTCGATGGAATGGTAAGTATTATGATGCAAAGACTGATGAAAGTTTAAGCGATCTTCAAAAGATGCATCAAGCAGGTGAGATTAATCTCTATGAACCTATTGAGGCTTACTATGTTGAGTGGTATCACAATAAGGATACTTATTATCCTATTGAAGGTACCGAAGTACAAAAGAATTTGCCTCCTATTGCACAGCAATGGAAAGATTCTTATATAAGGAGTAAAAGAAATGGCTAGAGTTTTATGTATAGGTGATTTGCATTTACCTGCAATTCATCCTGACTATCTTCCGTTTATTAAACAACTTAAGCGTAAGTATAAGACAGATACTACTGTATTTATTGGTGATGTACTGGATCATCATTCAATATCATTTCACCAAAAGAATCCAGAACTTCCTTCTGCTATTGAAGAGCATGAACAGGCACTCAATGGTATGAAGGTTTGGAAGAAGGCATTCCCAGAAGCTATGGTTTGTATTGGCAACCATGATGAGCGAGTACACCGTTTGTCAGCTACTGCGGGGATTCCTTCTATGTATCTTGTAGATTATAAAGAGCTATATGATACCCCAACGTGGGATTGGGACTATTCATTTATAGTAGATGATGTATTGTATACTCATGGCACAGGTGCAGGAGGTCAGAGACCTGCCTATTCTGCTGCTATGAAGCTAGGCAATAGTGTAGTGATGGGACATGTGCATAGTAATGTCATGTTGCAGATTCTACAGTCACCTACCCAAAGAATATTTGGTATGAATGTGGGATGTGGTGTAGATACAACACATAGATCCATGAACTATGCCAAGAATCATCTTAGTAAACCTGTACTAGCGGCAGGTATTATACTAGATGGCAAACCTATTTTAGAATTAATGTGATTTTTTACTTGACAAATCAAAAAAGTATGGTATAATATATACATTAAACATTTGCAAAAGGTCAGAACAAAGGAGAAATTATGATGACAAGCAAAATAAAAGCGTTCGTAACTGATACAGTTGAGGTAGTATATGGACATCTTCATCGACCAGATGATAAGTTCGGTGCTGATTCAGCTAATCACAATGTTACAATTCTTGTAGATGAGGATCTACAACCAATACTAGACAGTCTTCTAAAGACAAGTGCTGCTACTAAGATTAACGGCATGCGTGTAGATGATGATGGTCGCACACTATTGAAGGTAAAGTCAAAGATCTTTGTTAAAAAAGGTACACAAACTTTCCCCTGTCGTGATGCTATGTCTAAGGAAACTACGGCTACTCCCTTCGGTGGAGATAAAGTACGCCTTAGATTAAATCCGGCGGTATTAGATCGTGATAATAGTATGAGCATTTATCTTAACGGATGTCAAATCGTTGAAAAGAATGCTCAAGATACTGGGGGATTTGACACAGTAGAAAATGGTTTTGATGGGTCTACATATACAGTCCCAACAGCAGAGACAACTGCTGAAAAGCCAGCGGAAACTGACGACATACCATTCTGATGCCAGAGTGGACGTTTCCAATTAGCCCTATCGCAGCAAGTAGACCCCGTGTGTCAAAGCACGGGGCTTACTTCAAGGGTCCTTATAAAAGATTTCGGCAGGAGATGCCAGAGATTATACTAGATATACTTGGTCATAATTTTAAACCTATAGAGGGAGATCTTGCGGTTGATTTGGAGTTAGTTATTACTCGCCCCAAACAAACAAAGTTGACTGCACCTCGGGCTGATATAGATAATTTTGTTAAGGCAGTTTTCGATTCTCTTAATGGATATTTATGGGAGGATGATCGACAGATACTTAAACTCTATGCTGTAAAGCAGTGGGCTGAAGTAGGAGAAGAAGGATACTTTACTATCGGAGTTGATAAACTAATTTATCGAGATAAGCGTTGAATGATATAAGGAAGACTATGAAAAATAAATTAAAAAATTTCTTAATGCCGTTACTAACATGCGGCACATTGGGTGGGTGTGGTGTTGTACAATCTATAACTGGTTGGGGACAGACAACACCTACAGAAAGAGCTATAGAAACTGTTATGGATTCAGGTGAAACACTAACAGTTTTGAGCGCAATTGGGGGATTGTGTTTGTTATCAGGAATGGTACTGCTCTGTTTGAGTAGGGGAACTATGGGCTGGCGACCAATTATTGGTGGCGTGGTGCTTATCGTATTGAACTATATGATAGCGTCGTATGCCGATTGGATCTTTATACCTGTGATTATAGCAACTGGTTGTATCAGTGCGGCATGGGGATGGAGTGTAGTTAAAAGTATTTGGAACAAGGAGTATAAACATGAATGCAATAATTAGTGGGGGATTAGGTACTGTATTTTATACAGTAGTAATATTTGTAGCGGGTGCGCTTATTGGTGCACCTCTATGGACTTGGGTAAAAACAAAAATGCCTTGGGGTAGTTAATGAATGAAAGTAAAGTTATAAATCGGGAACAATGTCCTGCCTGTGCTAGTCACGGGCAGGATAATTCCTGTGACAATTTAGCGGTGTATGATGATGGTCACAAGTATTGTTTTGCTTGTGAATACATGGAACAGAATGGAGAAAAGCCTATGGTAACAACATCAAGTGTAACTAAAAATCTAGAGAAGATATACAAGGGTAATCCTGTTTCTTCTAGAGGTATTACAGAAAAGACTATGAGACAGTATGGGTATGAAACTATTACCAAAGACGGTAAGACAGCAGAGATTGCTTCTTTCTATCGTGATGGACAGATAGTTGCTCAACACTTACGTGGTCCTAACAAAACCTTTAGGTGGGTAGGGGACACAGAGTCACCTTCATTATGGGGTCAGCATCTTTGGAAGAACGGTGGTAAACGCTTAGTAATTACCGAAGGTGAATATGATTGCATGACTGTAAGTCAACTCTTTAATAATAAATGGGCTGTTGTAAGCTTACCTAATGGTGCTGCTGGTGCTGTCAAGGCTATTAAAGATAACTTAGAGTTTGTTAATGGATATCAAGAGGTTGTTCTTATGTTTGATATGGATGATCCAGGTAGAGAGGCAGCGAAGGCTGTTGCCGAATGTCTTCCACCTAATAAATGTAAGATAGCAGCTTTACCTTATAAAGATGCTAATGAATGCTTAATGAAAAATGAATCACAGGCAGTTGTTACTGCTGTATGGGAGGCACAGGTCTTCAGTCCCGATGAGATACTACATGTTGCAAATGTAGAGTCAGTCGATTGTGTGGACTCAAGGGTGTATCCATTTCCATTTCATTCTCTTACTGAATTCTTAGTGGGTCAAAGGTCTGGAGAGATAACCTTATGGGCTAGTGGTACTGGCTCTGGTAAGTCTACTATTGTTAGAGAATTAATTCACCACCACCTTATAGAAGGTAGAAGTGTGGGTGCTATAATGTTAGAAGAAGCACCACAAGAAACTATGGATGATATGATTTCCTTAATGATTAATAAACCCGTGCGTGTAATTCGTGCTAAGCGTATGATGAATGAGCTACGGTTAAAATTAGGGCAAGAGCCTATTGATATACAGGTCATTGATGATCTAACTGATGATGAATATGCTGATGCAAGGAAAGATTTAAACGGAACAAGTTTCTATATCTATGACCACTTAGGTAATAATGGATTACAGAACTTGTGTTCTCGTATGGAATATATGGCTGTATCTTTAGGTGTAGATGTAATAGTATTAGATCATATAACTGCAGCGGCTACTGGATTGATGGGTGATTCTGATTATGATGGAGGTAGTTCTGAAAGACTACTGATTGATAATATCATGAAAGAATTCCGTGCTCTGGTATCTAGAACTGGTGTAAGAATAGATGTAATCTCTCAGTTAAAGAAAACTAATAAGGCATACGAAGAAGGCGACCGTATCACTCTTCAAGATTTGCGTGGGTCTGGTTCCCTATCTTCTGTACCTAATACTGTTATAGGTCTTGAGAGAGATAGACAGAATCCAGATCCTAGGATTGCAAATACTACTACTGTTAGAGTATTAAAGAATAGACTAACAGGTAGGGCTGGTGTTGCCACTTGCTTGTATTATGATCATGGATCAGGCAGGCTTGAAGAACTTGGCTTTGCTTTAAATGATGAAGGGCAGGTATTATTAGATGATAGTAGTAACGGGTAGTGCACGGTCAGGTACAAGCCTGATGATGCAAACACTTAAGTTATTAGATGTTCCAATTGAAGGGCATAAATTTCACGATGACTTTCCTGTAAAGGCATCGAATCCAAAAGGATATTATGACTTACCGTTTGATGTTATACGACAAGGATTGGGAGACGAGTATATAGGTAAGGCAGTCAAGCTCTTAGGAGAGTGGCTGCCTTACACTAATCCCAGCAACCTAACACATGCTATAGTATGTAAACGTAGAGACATTAGAGCACAGGATCATAGTGTCCTTCGTTGTTTAAAGCTGGAGACTGAAGTAGAATCACCTTCGGAAATAAGAAAGAAACTATTAGAGATGTGTCTTCAAATGACACCTGATCAGATTTCAGAAAGACGTAGGAATAACTATGAGTTGATAGAGTCATATCTTACACAGTTACAGGGCTATTGTATGGATGTTTACTATGAAGATATGATTTATAATCCCAAAGAAACAATACAAGAGATAAAAGAATTTGTAGATTCTGAAGCATCGATAGATGCAGCAGTTAATAATGTAGATAGGAGTTTTAAAAATGAAGAGGTTAGTATTTGATATAGAGTCTAATGGGCTGAATGAGATAATATTAAATGGAAAGGGAGAGGTAGTCCCTGAAGGGACTCATGTCTTTTGTTTAGTAACACAAGACATAGACTCAGAAGAAGTCAAGACCTTTGTCGGTTCCGAGATTAAGGCAGGTGTAGATTCATTAAGAGATGCTGATTTAATCATAGGGCATAATATTATTATGTTTGATATCCCATTTCTTGAACGCATCTACGGAAGAATCAAAACAAAACTTTGTGATACTTTAATAATATCTAGGCTAATGTACCCAGATCTTAGAGACCATCCTTTAGGTGGTAACTCTTTAAAACACTGGGGTAAACATTTAGGTGAAGAGAAAATTGATTTCAATAGCTTTGAGTACTTCACAGATGAGATGTTAGATTACTGTATTCAGGACGTTAGGTTAAACAGAAAGGTATACTTAGAACAAGAAAAGTTTCGGGAAGATTTTCCTAAACCTATTCAACTTGAGCACTTGACAACAAAAATTATAGCTAATCAAATAGATAATGGCTATGGGTTTGATTTAGAAGCAGCCGAAGATCTTCAAATGCAATTGCTAGCAGATAAGGCTGCGATAGATGATAGGATGCGTAAAATATTTCCGCCTATTACTGAGGAACGGTGGTCTGATAAAACAGGTAAGCGACTTAAGGATAAGATAACTGTATTTAATCCTAGCTCTAGACAACAGATAGCTAGTAGGTTGAAAGAGAAATATAATTGGGATGCTCCTCTTACAGAGAAGGGTAATCCTAAGGTAGACGCTTCTGTGCTTAAGGAATTAGATTATCCTGAAGCTATAGAATTAGTTAAACAATTTGATTTAACTAAACTAGAGGGTCAAGTAAATGATTGGATTAAGCGAGCATCGGATTCGAGGGATGGTAGAATACATGGTAATGTTAATGTACAAGGTACAGTTACTGGTCGTATGACTGCTAGTCAACCGAACATGCAGCAAGTATCCGGCGATAAACGTGCACGGCTTTTGTTTAAGCCTAGAGATGGATGGGTTCAGGTAGGTATAGATGCTAGTGGGTTAGAAGCTAGGATGTTAGCCAATAGAATGGCACCCTATGATAACCTAGAGTATGGTATTATTATTCTTACATCTGATATTCATGAAGTAAACCGCAAGGCGGCTGGTTTAAGTACCCGTGATCAGGCTAAGACGTTTTTCTATGGCTTGATTTATGGTGCTGGTAATGTTAAGATTGGTGAGATTATAGGTAAGGGGGTAGGTGCTGGCGCATCTCTTAAGAAAAGATTCTTAAGTAATTTACCTGCTATTAAAAAGGTACTTGATAACTGTGCCTTCCAAGTTGCTGATAAGAAAACTATTACTCTCCTTGACGGCAGAGAAGTACCTTGTCGTTCTAAACATGTAGGTCTTAATGTACAACTACAAGGAGACGGTGCTATAATAATGAAGTTAGCTTTATGTTTACTTGTTGAGAAACTAAAAGCTTATACAGGACAGTGGGGTCTTATGGCTACAGTACATGATGAATGGCAGTTTGAAGCTCATCCAGATATAGCCGAAAGGTTGGGTATAGCAGGATGTGCTGCGATTAAAGAAGCAGGAGAAAGACTAGGGTGTACTATGACCTTAGACGGTAAGTATTCTATTGGGAGTAATTGGTCTGAATGTCATTAGTAGAGATTGCCATAGTATTTTATAGTGAGCCTTATACTAAGCGAGGTAGGTTGGTTCAGTTATGTCAGGGACATCCTATGTTTCACTGTGGTTTGATGCTGTCTCATGAAGATAAGTCTTTAATAGTAGCGGCAGATAAAACTCACCGTGCTAAGTTTATACCAGCAGATCTTTATCATGAAAAATTCCTAACGCCTTCAAATATAGTTGTGTTAGGTGAAACTGAATTTGATAATATACAAAGGCTTATGGACTTTATAGCTGTTCCTTATATAGGGGATAGTATATCAATGGGCTTCTGGTTTTATATAGGGCGATGGCTCTTTAAAAGCTTAGACCCAAGGTCGTGTAGTATACTAGCTGCACAAATGGCTAGATTCTGTGGGTTTAAGATTAAAGATTATCCATTACCCAAGGATTTATTCGCTAATTTAAAAACAAAAACTAATTATATTAATTTAACATGGAAGGAATACAAATGCAAATGATATTAATTTGTGGGAAGGGAAGGGTAGGCAAGACTACGGTGGCTAGGTTATTAGCTAAGAAAATATTCGAGGCTGGTCAATGCCCTCAAATGCTTTCCTTTGCGGCTCCCATAAAAGAAGATGCAAGAGCAAAAGGCTATAGCAAGGAAGAAAATTCTGAAAAATATAGACAGTATTGTCAGGAAATTGGAGAGGGTGAGCGAGAGATTGATCCTGATATTTGGATTAGACTTCTGAATCAGCATGTAGAAATGATTCAATCCGATGAAGCAATGGCTATAGTAGACGAAGAAAAATATTGGGAAAGAGTTGTTATCTGTGATGATTGCAGATATTTAAATGAATTAGCTTATGGTAAGTTAAGTGATGCCACGCTTTTATTTATAACCTCAGGTGATAGAGAACTAATTGACGCAGATTCTGACTGGAGATTACACAAGTCAGAAGAAATGGCAGAGTCTTTGAATACAGGTGATGATCCTTTGATAAGGATATTTACTGATGTAATTCCCAATGAAGGCTCCGAAGAAGACTTAGAAAAACTAATCAACGCTAACTATAAACTCTGGTCGGGCTTAGAAGTAGAGTGTGATAAAGGATGTAATTGTCCTAAGCATACTATGCCTACTGAAGAAGATCTTTTTCCCCTTCTTCAAGAAGTTATGGAAAGTTTAGCAGATATCCTATTCTTAGATGAATTAAAATTAGAGGAGGAAGAGGAAGAGGATGAAGATGATACCAAAGAAAGCGATACTTGATGCAGATATAATTGCTTATAAGGCTGCTTGCTATTTAGATATAGAGGGAGTCGATGAGCTTGAATGTAGGCTGGATCAAGATATTAAAAACTGGACACCTAAGGGG